AGTCGCCGGAAGGCGAACAAGCCCATGCTTAAGCAGCAGCGGCTTTAATCACTGCATAGTTCAGCACAAGTGCTTCGCTAGCAGTGCTGCCCAGGTTGGACAGGGTAACAGTGAAGGAACCAGCAGCCACAGCGCTCACACTGGCAACATAAGTGCCAGTGCTGGCGCCAGACTTGACGGCCACAACAGGCACATCAGTGGCAGCAACAAAGCTGTTAGTGACGACGAAGCTAACTTCAGCGGCACCGGCAAGCTCAGCGTCATCAGTAGTGATGGCGCCACAAGGGGCGTTAATGGTAACGCCTGTTGCCTTGCTGGTCCCTTGGGTCACGGCATCGCCTAGGCCCTCGGTGTAACCAATCGCCTTACCGGCGGTTGTTTCAAATACAGAAGCCATGGTCAGTTACCTCAGTCGAAGTTAGAGACGTTAGTGGCGCGCACGATGCCGATGTTCTTCAGTTCATAAACCTTGGACCAGTTGGCCACGGTTTCGAGCTGAGTGCGGGTGGGGTTAGTGGTGGCCACTTCCCACTTAGCACCGACAGGGTGGTAGCAGTAGTGCAGGTCGATCGACATGGCATCGCTCTTGGCGAGGATGTCACGATCGGTTTCGGTCTGCATTGCCATCTGTTCACCGGAGGCAACAGCACCAGAGGTGAAGAAGTAAGTGGCGTACTCGCTGCTGTCAACTTGCACGTCATCGGAAACGATCACGCGCAGACCCATGAAGGTCGGAACGGTCACATTACCGAAGGCGTTCTGGATGCTGCCAGCGAACACATCAGGAGTCTGATTGTCGGTGGTAGTACGGGCTTCACCAGCGGTCACGTAAGAGTGCATGGCCACAGCGGTCAGCTTGTCACCCTGATCGCCAAGGATGGCGCGGGCTTGAGCAACGTGACGAGGGGACAGCGCAGTAGGGGTGTCACCGCTTTCGGAATCGATGCAGAGATCGAAGAAAGCAGAGCTGTTGTTGTTAGTGTTCAGCGAACCGAACACACCGCCGAGGCAGGACAGCAGATCCTTTTGACGCTGGTTAGCAACGTAATCGGCAACCTTGGCGCCGATAGCGGCCATGGGATCGGAACCAGCAGCCAAAGCAGCAAGGTCACGAGCCTCAAAAGCACGACCACGGTGCAGGATCACCCCGACTTGCTTGTCGGCTTCGATTTTGCCAGGGGTCAGAGAAGAGCTGTCGGACAGCACTTCAAAGTCACCGGACAGGTTAGCTGTCCAGAAAGGAACGTTGATAAAATCACCACCCTCAGTGGCATTCAGCTCCGCCATGGGCTGCACCACACCGGAAGCCAAGAAGGCATCACGCTGAGTGGTTTGCTCAATGACGTAAGGCGTAAATACCTCAGGGATGATGATGTCAGAGCGAAGGGTCGCCATGACTAATCCTCAAAGAATGGTTTACGGGTTGGGCGCAGCCCGAGGCTCAATGCGGCGCAGCCATCACGAGCGAACAATTAGATGTTAGCGTCCTGCTGCTGCTTTCATCCGATCGTACAAATCACGGTCAGTTTTGAAGAGACGTGATTGTTCGGTCAGATTGAACGATTCAGGCAAGAACGGATTTTTCATCCCTGCTGGGATTTCGTTACCGCCACGGCCTGCAGGTGCTCCGGTGCCTTGCGGCTTGGGTTGCTTCTGCATCCAGGCTGGTAGCGTCGCCTTTGCCCATTCGACGACAGGCTTGCGCTCGTAACCATCGACAACGACAACGGTGCCATCGGCTTCACGCTCGATCTTGTCTGCCGAGAGCTTGGTTTTGAGCACCAGATCAGGATCATGCACAATGTCAGCCAAGGCTGATACCGCAGGACTGATCAGCTCCAGTTCTTTGACTCGGGCTTCAAGTTCTGCAATGCGCTGGTCCTTGTCCGCCGCCGCCTCACGGAACTGTTGCTCCAAAGCCTGTCTTGCTTCGGAGTATTTTCCTTCGGCTTCAAGCTTGGATTGCTCGGCTTGGCGCTTAAATTCGACGAGTTCTTCAACGTTTACACCTTCTGGCACCTTGGATGCTTTTGATTTTGCAGCACGCAACTCAGCGATGAGTTCGCTGTTTTTGCGTTCCAAGGCTTCGATGCTGCGTTGCATCGCGTCAGTATCGTGCGATACGTCAGCGGTTTGCTGCGTTTGTTCTTCGGACATTGTGAAGCGCAATTATGAATGATTGCGTTTATATCTTAGCTACGCTTGCGTGTCGGTTTACGCTTGCGGGATTTACCAGCTTGAGAGTAGGCAATGGCTGCAGCCTGCTGTCGGCTGTAACCTTCCTTGATTAGCTTACGGATGTTCTGCGAGATTGTAGGCTGCGAGCTACCTTTCTTGAGTGGCACCGTAGCGTCTCCGTAGCTGCTCCAATGTTACTTCGGATCCGTCGTCACGGACGAGTTTTGCCATTGCATCACGGGCACCGTATTTGCGTGCAAGAAGCCTGAAGTATGGTGCTTTACTGCCAAGAACTTCTTGTTGCTGTGCTGCGCCTTGATCTAATAGCCACTGACCGTAGTTTGTGTCAGCATCAACCATGCCACCTTTGGCTGCACGTTTGCCAGGACGCGGTGGTTCAAAGCCTAAATCTTCATAATCGATGACTGGCACAATGGTTGACCTACAACCAAAATGCTGCGGCGGTGTTGGGCCTTTACCGTATTCAAACTCACGACCATCTAGGGCGCGACAGATCGCAGATGTGCGGCTATCTAGTGTTGCAGTGTATTTGTATTTTTTGGTGATGTCTTGATTGGCTTCATATACTTGCTGGCTTGCAGCGTTAGCCACTTGATTGATACTGGTGCGAACCATGCTGACAACCTGATGATTTGCCATTTTTGTCAATTCACCACCGGACGCAGCAAGCTGCTTAACGGTCTTAGCCTCTTCCCCAAATTCAAGCTTGCCACGTAGCTTGCGGGCGATGTCTGGTGTTGGCTCACCCGTCAACAAGCCTTGCCGCACAACGCTATTGAAGCGTTCAGCTTGTGATTCCGCTAAACCACGAAACGCCTTTTGTATTACTTGACCATTAGGTAGCGTGATTGTGGCACCCTTGGCTGCTGTCAAACTGAACGTCTGCGGTGCGCCCTGCACTGCTGCAAACAAATCATCCGATAATGCGACCACATTGACTTGTGTTGGATCGGTGGTTACGACAGACTGTGCAAATTGTGGGCTGATCTCAACGGTACGTACCATGTCACGCCCAGCAGCAGGTAAGGCGCGTCTTAACTGATCTTCGACAAACTCAGACTGCAGCTCCGCCAAGCCTTGAAGTTCCAATGCGGTGATCTCTGTACTATCACCAGCCCAAGTCGCAAGGCTTTCCTTTAGCTGCGCCAAAATGCTACGCAGCCTAGCAGCTTTTACCGGTGCAGATAATTCGTCAATCGTCTGCAATTGATTGACAGCATCAATAATGATGTCGTTGTAGATGTTAATGATACGACGAGCAACGCTATTGCTGTAACGATTAAGATCAATCGCATTACGAAAAATTGCTTGGAAATTTGGTGGTAACGTCATTGGTCAACATAGATACCAAGACTTGCGGCGTCATATTCCGTAAGGATAGAGACATCAGCACCAGTTTTTAACGCCTCAACCACTACCTCAGAGAATCCATCCTGAATACCTTCTTCTTCCTCCAAAATTACTTCATCGATCCGATGGGGTTTACTATCTCTGTACCAAGTAAGTCTTAAAACTGCAAAAATCTCAGGCGGCAGCTCACGCTCAGAAACGTAAAGAACACGTTGTCGTTCGTCCGGTTTCATGCGCCTCCGTAGCACCCATTGAATCATAGGCGTCAGGAAGCACAGGTTGAACACAGAGATCACGCTCCAGGCTCCGGGCTAGGCTGCTGCATCTCGATCAGGCCACCATTTTGCGTAGCCTCTAGCTCTTCTTCGATATCAAAATCGTCACCAAGGATTTCGCCTTCGGCAAGCTGCGTTAGCAAAGTCTCTTGCGTGATGGTGCCAGCGGTGTAAAGCTGTAGCAATGCTTGGATCTCTTGTGGTTCAAGACGTGAACCAAGGAAGTCACGATTGATGTGGCTGCTACCAGCTTGAGACTCACCCAAGAACTGTGCATGGAACTGCAGGCAGTTGTCGATAGCATCCTGCATGTTTTGAGCGACTACCATCATGGTGCTATCGCCTTGACTACGATCGATGCGTTTTGCCTCAGCGGTTTCGGCTGATAGCTTTTGGCCTAAGACAGCGGACAAGCCAAGCTCGTTGATCTGCGATGCGATCTGCTCCAACCGCTTGAATTGTGCGTCGTATGACTTGCCATCAGGCTCGATGTACTCTGCGCGACCTTCAGCAGGAAAAGCCAAAGCTTCACCAGGACCAGCCGATACCTCTTCAGCCGACGATGGAAAACCAAAAAATGCCAGCATTGGCACTGCGCTGATGTGCAGTTGATTGTCCAGATCAGACTGGACCTGATACGCTTTTAGGTTTAGCTCTGCGATGTCTTCCAGTGGTGGTCTGGATTCCATCGTGTTGTAACGATTGGAGAAGGCTACAGCGAATGGGATTTGTTGCAGGCTGGTGGTGCCTTCATCAATGATGCGGAAGTCGCCTTTCTTGTCACGACGGTGGATTTGATACTCACCTGGCTTTAGGACGCGGATTTGCTCAACCTGCTCTTCGCCATATTCGCTGTCCTCCGATGGCACAATGACAGATTCGAGCAAACGAAGCTGCGTCAGTTGCGTGCTGCCATCTTTGATTTCGGTGCGGGAACCAAGGATTTCGCGTGGTGTGTAGCTTACCCAATATGGACGACCACCATCTGACGGTGCATCGACAAGAATGCCGACATGACCGTACCGGATCATCTTGCGGGCGGTTTCGTAGGTCCAAGTGTTCAGGTCGTTGCCTTGTAGGTCAACGTCGAACAGTTGCTCGCGGATGGTGTCGGTAACGTCATTGAGCCTGACGGGCTTGCGGGTTAGCATCCCGGCCAGCATCCGCTCTAGGCGTTGATAGTACGGTGGGCAAACGCTGCGGGCTAAGCGGTTGTCGTAGCTATCGTCAAGCTCTCGCGGTTCTTGCGGCAGGTAACGGCGATGCTTTTTACGCATACCGTAGGTGCCGGAGACAAGATCCTCGATCAGTACCCAGTGCGGCTCTTGCGCGTACCAAGCCGTGTTAGGGTCATTGACTTTGGTGACAGCACGCTGAGCTTGCGGGCGATCGTAGAAGTTATAGCCGGTGTACATTACGCAGCCCGCGTATCAATACCATTAGTTTAATAGACCCTGACGCCTGTACCACGTCCGGCACCAGCCTGCAGCGGGTTGAACTCACGCCACACCAGATACCCAGCAGCATCGTTCATGTGGTCGTATCCGCCTTCCTTATCAGGTTCGCCCTTCTCGTTGTAGCTCTGTAGCTCCAAGCATTCGATCAGTCGTCTGCAGCTTGCATCGATTTGCATTCTGATTTCACCTTTCCCGTTTTCCAGCAGAGCTTGAACAGCAGCCACCCGATCACGGATGGGAGGATTGGCTTTTGGTGATTGGTTCGACATGCCGTAGCTTTCAAGGATCTGGATGTCGGTTTGCGTAGCATTTGTTGATCGTGCTGCACCTGAAGCATCAGGGTAAACGTAGATGCGGCGATGTGGGTAACGTCTGCGGATTTCTTGCGCGAGTGCGTCGGTGTCATGAGCCTTGGCAATTTCATCAATGAAGAGTAGCTTGTTTTGCGTGCGGATGGCAATAACGGCATTCATGTTGCCGATGTTAAAGTCAATGCCAATGCGTAGCGGCTGATCGGCATCGTCTTTGATGGTGGTGACGTGCTTAGCCCGATCGAAGCGATCGTATACCTGACCAGTGTTGAGGTTGACGAACTCGCCGTCAAGATAAGCTTTTAACAAGCTTGGGTCGTAGTTTGCTTGCAGGCGTTCGATAAAGTCTGATGGTAAATGCGGATTATCTATTGTTCGCATTTTGATCAGTTTACGATCATTGCGGTTTTGAGCATCGTCGCTACCAAAGGTGTTATACATCCAGCGGAAGCCTTCAGGCGTAGATGCTGCACCGAATTGTCTTGTGTTACCAGAGCGTAAACGACCGAGGATTTTGGGGAATGCGCGATTAGCAATGCTAGGCGTTACCGTGTCGATTTCATCGGCCAATACCCATGCGAGGTTGAGGCCAATGATACGCGACCAATTCTCGAAGCTACGGCACAGAATCTTTGTATCTCCTCCTGGTAAATGTAGGACGTATTCGGGAAGTGGTGATGCTCTGAAGGTGTACGGGATGTGGTAATGCTCAAGAAAACTGTCAAAGTCTGTTTGCCAGATGTCACGGATCAGCGGACCAGTGGGCTCCATTACGGTACCGATGAAACCTTGATTGGCAGCAGCTAGGGTAACGGCTTTGGCGCATAAGGCACGAGTTTTGCCAGCACCATAACCAGCCGAGATACCAAGAATCTGCGTGGAGTTATCGG